TGGTGCTGGCCTAATGAATGGCTTGGTTCTAAACAACCTACACGGCTTCCGTGTTTATGTGTCTAACAACCTACCATACTTGGGTACTGGTGCTGCAACATCAGGTACAACTGCACAGAACACTAACTACGGTGTTATCGTAGCTGGTCAGGACGAAGCAGTGGCTTCAGCGGAGCAAATCAACAAAGTTGAGAACTACCGTGACCCTGATTCATTCGCAGACATTGTACGTGGTATGCACCTATATGGACGTAAAATTCTACGCCCAGAGGCACTTATCACAGCGAACTACAACGCTGCTTAATTAATACTTAGCTTGTTGGGCTGGTCTTGTCAAGAGGCTGGCCCTTCAGCACATATAAACTTGTAGGATAATTTAATGGCTACTTATGTATCTCTAGTAAATGAAGTTCTTCGTCGTATGAACGAAGTTGAGCTTGATACGTTTGGCAACGGCTTCTCTGATGTTCGTAACCTACAAGCTTTGGCTAAAGATGCTGTAAACGCTAGTGTGCGTGAGATACTGCAGACATCACAAGAATGGCCTTTTACTCTGATTACTTACACACAAACTCTTACTGCTGGTACAGGTACGTATGACTTTCCTAGTGACTTCTCTAAAGCTGATTGGGATACGTTCTACATTAAGAAGCTGACAGCTAAGGATAACACGCCTGAGAGATTGCCTGTAATTAATTTTAACGATTATATTAGAACTTATCGTGGTGTAGAAGATGCTTCAGGTTCAGGGGGCTACTCAACGCCAGCTATAGTATATCAAACACAAGACACTAAGTTTGGTGTTACGCCTTTGCCAGATGATGCATACGAGATTGAGTATCGCTACTGGTATTTCCCTTCTGATCTAACAGTGTATAACGATGTGTGTATTATCCCAGATCGCTTTAACAATGTTATAGTAGATGGTGCTGTTATGTACTTAATGCGCTTCCGTGCTAACGAGCAGGGCGGTGCTATACATCAACAGAAGTTTGAGGAAGGTATAGACTCTATGCGTAGAATCTTACTAGACTCCCCTATGTATATCTCTTCTACAGTTGTAGCAGGAAAGTATTTCAATACTAACACAGGCACCAAGTAATGCCAGATAATTTACGTACATTTGCTACTTCCTGTCAGGGTGGCTTGGTAATTAACCAAGACCCTCTTACACAAGGTGGTCAGCTATCAGGAACAGCAATACGTATGATTAACTATGAACCTGCCTTGAATGGTGGGTACAGACGTGTAAGCGGTTTTAGTAATTCATATGGTGAACTTACAGGTTTAGCTAATGCTCCTGTTTTAGGTGTACATGTAGCTGCTGATATTAACCAAGGTATCTTTGGGTGTCGTAAGCCTACTTCAGGTAATAACTATCTGCATTGGTATGATCACTACTATGATGTTCCTGTTACTGCAGGTACAGGCACAAGCTTTACAGTAGGTGAAACTATTACTGCTGTAGTAAGTGCATCAGATGATACAGTAGTACCTATTAGTGCAACAGTTATCTCTACTGCAGCAGACTCACTAGAGTTAGACTTTGGTAAGCTACCCAGCGCTATCTTCTCAGTAGATAATGTAATCACTGGTGGTACATCTTCAGCTTCTACTACAGTGACAGGTGCTGGTGTAGTAAATGGTTGGCAAGAAGTAACTACTTCTGGTTCACCTACTATGGATGATGTAACCAAGGTACGCTTTGAGAGTTTTAACTGGGGTGCACCTAAGTTTGTTATGGTAGACGGGGTTAACCCTGCTTCAACTTGGGATGGTACTACTTATACACAGCTTAACACAGGTAGCGCTCCCTCTGCTCCTAGTTTAGCTGCAGCGTTTAACAATCACTTATTCTTAGCAGGTGATAGCTCTGAACCGTTTAACTTATACTTTAGTGCACCTGTAGATGAAACTGATTGGACTCCTGCTAGTGGTGCTGGCGTTATTAACGTAGGCTTTGAGATTAAACAACTTAAGTCTTTCCGTAATCAGCTTTACATCTTTGGTACTAATAACATTAAGCGTTTAGTCGGTAACAACATTGCTGACTTTGTATTACAAACTGTAACATCTAACCTTGGTTGTGTAGCACCTGATACAGTCATAGAGTTTAACGGTGATGTATTATTCTTAGCACCAGATGGTGTACGCCCTATCACTGGTACAGACCGCATTGGCGATATTGAGCTTGCTACTCTGTCTAAACCTATTCAGTCTATCTTTGAGACTTACACTGCACAGGAAGACTTAGCTACACTTACAGCAGTAGTTGTAAAGAAGAAGTCCCAGTTCAGAATGTTCTTTGCTGATCAGGAATCTCTAGGTATCTTAGGTGCTATACGTAGAAGTGGTGCTGGAGGTGCAGGGTTTGAGTTTAGCCAACTTGTAGGTGTTGATGTACGTACAGCTTCTAGTGGTTACTTGGGTGATGAAGAGTTTGTAATACATGGTGACTCAGAGGGTTATGTGTATCGTCAAGAGACAGGCACAGACTTTAACGGTAACAACATCTTCAGTTTATTTAAGACACCTTTCTTTTATATGGATGACCCAGCGCTACGTAAGACATTCTACGATATAGATACTTACATGCGTTCAGAGGGTGAAGTCACTGTAGTTATGGGTGTAGACTTTGATTATGATAACCCAGATACTAACGTTTCTACAGGTTATTCTTTATCTACTGAAGGTGCTGCAGCTTACTATGATGCTGCTACATTCGATTCAACAGACATCTATGATGGTAACCCTTCACCAGTAGAGTCAACTAACATTGTAGGCTCAGCTAAGTCAATGTCAATTAGATACGTTACAAACAGTACAGACCCCAGCCACACAATCCAAGCTATTACAGTTACATATGGACTTGGGGATAGGAGATAGAATATGTCAGGTTATACACGCCAATCCGTAGCTGATATTGTACCTACAGCCGTTGTCAGGGCAGCGCCCATCAATGCTGAGTATGATAAACTACGTGATGCATTTGCGTTTAGCTCAACAGGCACTACAGGACACAAACACGATGGTACAGCAGATGAAGGTTCGTATGTACCACTTATTGCTGACTTAGATGGTCAGAACAAGATACAAGTTGTACAAGCTAGCAATCGCTTCGGTGTTTGGATTGAAGTAGGTGCTACATCTACTGAGCAGGTACGCTTCCAAGACGGACTCATTGTACCTGTAACTGACAACGACATTGACTTAGGTACATCTTCACTAGAATACAAAGATGCGTACTTTGATGGTACAGTATATGCTGACACATTAAGTGTTGGTGACAATGACTACACTACTATCACAGACAACAATTACACTGTAGCAGCAGGTAACTTAACATTTGATGTAGCAGGTGATATAGTTCTAGATGCTGATGGTGCAGATGTTTTCCTTAAAGATGCAGGAACTACATATGCAGTATTCACTAACAACTCAGGTAACCTCACACTTAAAAGTAACACAACCACAGCAGTTACATTCACTGATGCTAATGCTGACTTTGCTGGTACTCTTGATGTAACAGGCAACGCTAAGTTTGACAGTAATGTTACTATTGATGGTAACACTGTAATCGGTGATGCTAACACTGACACAGTAGCTATCAATGCTAAGATCAGTACAGCACTTATTCCTACTACAGACAGTGCTTACAACTTAGGTAGTGCATCAGCGTACTGGGCAGACAGCTACTTAGATAGTGTAACAACTACAGGTAACGTTAACATTGGAGGTGACTTAACAGTTAATGGTAGTGCAGACTTTACTAACACTACCTTGGACAACGTTAATGATCCCACAACAGCACAACAAGCTGCAACGAAAAACTATGTAGACACAGCTATCAACAACCTTATTGCTGGTGCACCTGCTACACTAGACACCCTAGACGAGATTGCTGCAGCTATTAACGATGACGACAATGTATATACTACATTAACAACTAGCATCGCTACTAAGCTATCCTTATCTGGTGGCACTATGACAGGTGCTATTGCTATGGGTGGCAATAAGATTACGGGTGCAGGTACACCCACAACAGGTTCTGACCTCACTACTAAAACATATGTAGATGGTATTCTAGGTTCAGCAACAGCAGCAGCAGACAGTGCAGCAGATGCACAGAAGCTAGCTATTAATCCTGAAGATAGTCAGTACACACTTTCAGACAGTGTAACTACAGGTTTTTCTGCATTACACTACGCAGCTAAGTCTGAAGATACATATAACAGTCTTGTAGCTCTAGCTAGTGTGGTTGGTGCTACTGTAGGGGATTATGGCTTTATTAACAACTCACCTACGTCAACGGCAGATTACGGAGCATTATAAGTATGTCTACACAAATTCAACGCCGCCGTGGTACTACTTCTGAGCATTCCACGTTCACTGGTGCCGCTGGCGAGATCACTATAGATTCAACTAAGAACACAGTAGTTGTACACGATGGTAGTACAACAGGTGGTTTTCCACTAGCTAAAGAGAGTGCTGTACCTTCTAACATTCAAGACTTAGACAATGTGTACAGTGCTATGTCACCTACAGATGGGCAAGTACTTACATTTGATACTACTAACGGCTGGCAAGCTGAGAGTATCCCTACTATTAACACATTGAATGACATCTCTAATGTTACTATTACGAGTGCATCATCAGGTGAGTTTCTAAAGTGGGACGGTGCAGCTTGGGTTAATGCTAGTATTCCTACTATCAATACTCTTAATGATATTAGCAATGTAACTATCACGAGTGCAACTACAGGTGACTTCGTTAAGTGGAACGGCTCTGCGTGGGTTAACGACACTATTACTGCACTGGATGACATTGATAACGTAACACTTACAAGTGTAGCATCTGGTGAATACTTACAGTGGAACGGTAGTGCATGGGTAAATGCTGCAGTAGAAGCGTTTGACACACAGACACAAACTACTACAGCTACAACACAAGTAACAGTTGCATCTTATAACGCAACAACGTATAATGGCATTAAAGCTGTGATTACGATGCATGACTCAGCAGCTACAGAACGTAGTATCACTGAGTTGCTTATCACACATGATGGTACAACTGCTGTAGCTACTGAGTATGCACAAGTTAATACTAACACTGCACTAGCTACATTTGATGTAGACCTATCAGGTGGTAACGTCCGTATCCTAGCTACCCCTGCATCAACTAATAGCACAGCGTTTACAGTTAAAGCTATTACTCTGTAATACATTTAGCCAAGTGGAAGGTGAAGCATGGCAAACAATAAAGACTTTAAAGTAAAGAACGGTATCCAGCCTACGGTATATCACGAGGGCTTGGGTACAGTTGTGTCTGGGAGTGTAGGGTATAGTCTGGCTAATGCTAGTTATGACTCAAAGAGTTTTTCTTTCTCCAGCCAGACTACTACTCCAGCAGGTATCTTTTTTAAGCCTGATGGTACAAAGCTATACTCTTGTGATTATTCAAATGATATTATTTATCAGTACTCTTTAAGCACTGCATGGGACGTATCTACTGCTAGTTATGATAGTAAGAGTTTTAGCGTTGCCTCTCAAGACACATTCTTATTGTCTGTGTTTTTTAAAGATGATGGTTTAACTATGTTCGCAGTGGGTAACTCTACAGATACAATATACGAATACACCCTAAGTACGGCTTGGGACGTATCCACAGCTTCCTACTCTAGTAATTCTTTATCTGTTACAAGTCAAGCTCCATCCCCTCGCTCAGTGTTCTTTAAACCTGATGGAACTAAAATGTACGTTGTTGATGGTACTTCTTTTGCTAGTGCTATTTATGAGTATTCTCTCTCTACTGCTTGGGATATTACTTCAGCTAGTTATACCTCAGCATCATATGCTACAGAAACTGAAGCAACTAGTTCTGAAGGTGTTTTCTTTAGATCAAATGGTTTAAGCTTTTTCGTCATAAGCCGTAGTAGTCAAACAGTTTATGAATATAGCTTATCTACCGCTTGGGATTTATCTACAGCATCATATACAGGTATATCTTATAGTCACGTTTCTGCTTCAGGCGAATCAACTAGCTATGGTGTTTTCTTTAAGCCAGATGGTACTAAAATGTATGTTTCTGGTAACGCTACAGATTCAGTACATCAGTTCTCCACAACCCTAACCACCAACACCCTAGACCTATCTACTGGCTCAGTCTTTGAGATCACCCCAACGGCTGACATTCAGATTAACCTAAGCAACCCTGCTGATAGTGGTACTGTTAGTCAGGCTACGTTGTTGTTGGATGGTGCGGCTGCTAGTTCCTATGATATTGCTAATGCTTCACATTATGGAAACATGA